TTGTCAAAGCAGATGACTACCCATGCGAATTGACTCAGCCACTTAAGGTTTGCACCTATTGCTTTCTTAACTGACTGCGTACCTGAAGGCAGTGATACGCAGCTAAATTTATTGCCCTGAATTTGTGAGCAACTACAGCAATCGACCTCGCCTTCTGTAATTACACAGAAAGTATTCGATTCTCTGCCATGATTCTGTCGCCACTTGCTCTGACCCCAGAATTGCAGGTTGCTTATGCCATCATCAGCTATCCAAATAAATTTCTTATCCCTGAATCTCAGGTGTTGTGCAGATGGTAGTCCTTGTTGATCGTTATAAGTAGCAACGTGTACTTGCTGCTCACGATAGAAAGCTTGGCAATAACTAAAGAAGTTAAGAGTTTCGACAGTGATACCACGCCACTCCTTCTTGAATGGCTGCAAGTTCTTAAGTAGCTTGCTTGTTGATCTAGTTATTGGCATTGACTTTTCTATTGTTTTCTTTGGTTGGATCTGGTGGTCACATGCGAAGCAGTGGGAATGTCCGTCATCAAAGAGGATCATTCCCTTGGTTGTGTCGCAGTTAGGGCATGGCCCTCTGCTTACTTCCTTACTTGAAGACACTGCCTGGCTCCTGATCTAGGACAAGAGCCTTATGATCCTTGCCATACTTATCAAGCAATGCTTGCTTAGCTCTTTCTTTAGTAGCTGCGATGATGTATTCATCGAACTTCTCGTTTCTAGGAGTGAGGACACGAACCCTATATTTATAAGTAAGGTCACTCCCTGTTGTTCTGTAATTCATTAGTAGCTTTTCTTATGTGTTCAAGCATGGTCTGAAGTTCAGCCCTGCGTTTCTTAATGTTCTGCACTCTCTCTGTATCAGGAGGTGCATCAGGGTCGTAAGGTTCCCAGTTGCCAGGGCACTCCTCTCGGTAGAGCTTGCCCTTTATCCATCTGATTTCTTTATCCATACCAATCAGCAGGTATTACTTTGTGACACCACTTAAAGCCATGCCTATCGCACCACTCGCAGTACCGCATACTATTTTTCTTTCTAGTTATCTTTTCGTTTGCGTTCTGGAAACACAGACGTATATCTAGATCGGGATGTTGCGCCTTAACTGCAACCATCTTTCGTCTATCTTCGGGCTTGAAGTGGCCTTTGGTTTCAACGATGACACCACTCGGAAGAATGAAGTCAGGGCAGTACGTCCCCTCGATGGTGTAGTCCAGTCGTATGGATTCGTAGGTGAACGCAACATTTTTTGCATGTAAGGTAGCAGCGATTGAAGCTTCAAACTTGCTTCTGTATTTATTAGAAGTCAAAGTCATTTGTTGATGGGGTTCCTGACCCTTGTTGTGGTGCATCAACTGTGAATCCCCAATCTTCTGCTGTATTAGCTTGGCTTCCGAAAGGTATAAACTTGTTAATCTTTACAGCAGCAGGCGTGAGTCTTATGCCAGTGCCGACACTTAGATTGTATTGACTGACATACAAAGCTACTTGTGCTGTAGTACCTGGGCCAATCTTGTCATACTTTTGTTTCTGCTCATCGTTTAATGGTTCCTTCTGACTGCTATCAAAAATAATTGGTGGTGCTTTGGGTGTACCTTCTGGTGAGTGCGTCTTCTTGTTGCACTTTAAGATCAAAGCATTTTTTAAACCTAGTTCTTCGTGGTCTTTAACTTCATAAGGCAATGGATTCCATTTGTAGTCATCCTTCTTCTTGTCAGGGAAAGCAGCCTTTAACGCTTTTTTAAAATCAGTATTAAAAGCCTCAAGCTTTAGCATTAAGTCAGTACAGGCATCACTCACTGGTATTACTAAAGTTGTTTGCCATCTAGCAGGAGGAAACTTGTCGTCTGGATTGACAAGCCATGAATAAGTAAGGCATGTGTCTTCAGGTGTGGTCAGTTGAATCGGTTTTAAATCAACAAAGTCCATGTGATTAAGTAATGAAATAATTGGAGTGCAATGTGTTGGTTGGATCGAAGTTACCTAGCTGTGGTTCAGAAGGTAGATCCACTTGTGTTTCGATAGGCAACTGTGCCTTGAGTGTGTCTTTGATCTTGGTTAGCCAGTCATCTTTGTATATCTCAACGAAAGATTCTTTGGCTGCATCTCTAACAACACTCATTGAGGTTGGGTCAGTGATGAAAGCATCATGTATCCCACCTATATTTATAACATTTTTACCTCGTGATTTCAATGCACATAATGACATTAAACTGGAGTCAAGGGAATGTAATATGTTAGCAGTTAAACTGTTACCCATCTTAATAGTATTGAGTGTAGGACAGTCTTCTTGTACCCTAATGTCTAAGTAAATGTCCGATAAATACTTAAGTCTAACCCTATTATCTTTCGTACTATTGTATTGCTGGTGTACTAATAATCCTGATGGCGTTGTCCATCGCAAAGGTACGTTACATTTACCAGCCTTAACACCGACAGCTTTGAACCACTTCATTGCTTGCACTGCTGGTCGTATCATCCGTGCTGATTCTTCATGCAATATCCGTGCCATGTAATGAGTAGTACTCATTGACCCAGGCTTATTTAACCAACAGCTATTGCCATATAAATCTTTAGCCCTCTTAATACCCCACTCATACGCATACTTATAGAAGGCTGTGTATGTAGCAGCGTATGGGATAGTCATCACTGCTGCCTTAGTAAGACTGCGATCAGGTTGTAGCATCAACCATTTCTTACTGTCGCTACTCTTATCTAGCCTTAGCCTTTCATTTATTTTGCCAACGACTGCTGCATATATATCTTGTGGCTTATCGGATTGCGTCAGGTTCACCTGCTCTGCCATCTCTTGTGACCTGAGTAAGCCAGCAAAATTCTGCACACCTGAGCAAGTGCAGTCCATGATGATGGGATGCCTGCATTTATAAGTTGGCCCCTCTTGTTTCCACTCCCAATAGGTACGACAGAAAGCTAAGAAACTCCACGGTTTCTCTGCTCTAGTCCAGAAGCTAGGGCTTAACCACGGATCATTGCCTGCTGCAAGGATAAGTTGCTCATGCTCAGTAACCCAATCAATTCTTGTCTGCCATGCTGCCTTGCCTAGTCCATATACATTTGCACCATGCACACGCAGCCAGTTCACGTGCTCATCTGTCTGCATGTAGTTGTAGTAAGAGAACTGTAAGAGTGCTCGGCTTAGATCATTACCTTGTGGGTTTAGGTATGGTGGCCTGTAATAAATCCTGCCTCGGCTGTCTAGCTGGCAAGGTAAAAACAGTTCGTCTTGTTCTTTTAAATCACTAGCTATATGCAGTAGCCATGCCAGCCCAATGCGTGAGCCTCTTGTTTTCTCTTCTAATATGTGCTGCTTCTTGGCTGTTTTTCTCCACGCTAATACTTCAGGGCTGTCATCGTCTTTACCTTTGGGATAGTTAGGTATCACTGGTGCTTGTTGCACTACACCAATAGACCAGCCATTATCTCTTGCACTAATAGCCTGCTCTAGTATCCACTCATTGATAGTCCAACCAACATCACTAAATATTTCTGGTGCTTTCTTGCATGGCTCATCACCCTTCAGGTGCTTGACTATCTCATCGTTATTAGATTTCAGTAAAGGTATTTGTAGTCGTGAGTCATGGTATCCACCATATCCATGCTTATTAAATGCTGCCCCTGGTGCAATCGTTGGTAGGTAGTGAGGGATTAGTAAGCCTTGCTTGTCCTTAATGTCGTTGATCCATTCCATACACTCAGCAGTCGGCTTAATAATCCTACGTTTTTTATGTGGTAGATCATCTCGTTCTACCTTGATAAACCCTGTCTCTTTCTCAACGATATAAATCAGTAGCCCACCTATTGCCATGCGTTCTTTAGCTGTCCATTGAACAGTGCTTGTCATGTGTTGCAAGCCTTTGATCTTATGTCGCTTGCGTTGTCTACTTCTGTTGTATCTGGCTAACTCATCCTTGTTTAATTTCTCAAGCATGGCCTCAATCCATAGCCTGTCTGCTATCTCTTGCCCAACAGTATGGAACGTAGGGTTAAGAGTAAGAGTATCAATGATTGTCCGAATAGCTGTAGCTGCTATCGTTTCAGTGGGAAGATTGTTCAGTGGTTTGAGTCTTGACCAGCCAACACCAGCCCGTCCAGACTCAGACTCTTTCTTTATGTATTCGATGTGATCTTTAATAAGACCGTACCCTTTAGACGACAAAGCCTCACCCCATCTGGAGCGAGACTGAATCTTCTTAGTTTGTAGCTGGTTCTCTACATAGCGTGAGTTATCCACGCTATTAGAAATCATCCTGCTCTCGAAAGTTAATACATCATTTAGCATTTAACTTTGCGAGTAGTTTCTTATTGGCTGCGGCCTTTGCTTCTAGTGTTGAGCGTTGCTCTTCGTAGTGCTTGTCGAGCCAGTCTTCGATGACGTAACGGCATACACCAGAGAAGCTCATGCCTTTTAGTTCTTCTAAGTGATGAAGTAAGGCTGAGTTGTGGATGGATGTCCTTGTCTGGATACCAACTACATCTTTAATCGGAGTCGTCATTAGCTGTTACCTCAATAGTTTTATTGTTGACTGATTGCTCATAAGAAACATTGAGATCCTTTAGAGCTTTAACAAGTACAGTCTTGGCGACATACACTCTTGATAATCCATTACCAAAGTGTGCCTCCCACTCTTCGGCAGTAAGCCTAAACTTAAGCTGTGCTTCCGTATAGGTGCGATGTGCATCAAGTAGTGCCATTGACTCATCATCTAGTCTGATGTTGAGTTGATTCTTGTCTGATCTTTTTGTTGTCATTGGATTGCAATAGAAAAACATTTGGGTTGGTCGAGGGTTGACACGCCTGCTCAGTTGAGACTCCGCACTGTTATCCCTCGGTAATTAGTAGCTGGAATAAATAACTTCACGCTCAATCATCCACTGATACTTGTCACTGGATGTCTTGCATGTTGGGCAAGTCATTGTCTTATCTCTCAGGTGATAGACCCGATGAGTTGCCTCGCAATGAGGACATTTGACCAGCTTCCCATCAAATCCTGTCCTGCTGTACTTCCTCATCGGCTCGAAGTACTCAGTCACCTTGCACTCACCATCTTTGCAAGTGATCTTCTTAGTTGATTCAGTTGGCCCCATTAGCACACTCCTTGCATAAAGAAACATTGACTCTCATTTGATGCACGACAAAGGCTCCCTTGTCTCTGTCAAATGAGTCTGTCATCCCATCTTTCTTTGAGCCTAAAGTGATAGACCTTTGACCGTACTTATCACCCTTAACTATTGAGCATTTGCAAGTGTGGCAAGTGCGTGCTTTCCTTGTTGTTTTTAATTTCATTAGCCCTTCACCTCTTTCTTAACTAGCTTGAAGATCTCGTATAGGTGTGGTCGATCTTCCTTTTTAACCATTGGTTCAAGATAAACCAAGTGATCAAGTCCCTCATAAAGAGATTTAGCTTGTGCTTTCGTTAGGTTTAATTTCATTAGTCTGGCTCGCAGGTAGTGGTGAAGTCTTGCAGTAAGTAAAGAGGTGTGGTGTTTGGTGCTTGCTCTTTCCTTAACTCAAGGTCTTGAAGTGTTGGTGTGTCGGTGATGCCGTGATCGTAGACACCATCAACTATCCAGTTATATTCACCGGTCATTAAGTCGTCGATCTTATCAAGTAACTTAATGAGATCTTCAGGAGCAGCTTTGCCGCCCTGAAGTTTGATGTCAAAGAATAGTCTCATTTGTTTAATGCCTTATGAATTGCTGGAAGTATTGCCAAGTTAGAAGCTTGTAAGGAAGTTCTATCCATGAAGAAGAACTCTCCCTTGTGGTGCTTTTCTGCTTGCCTGATGATGTCCAAACATCTAGCAGTAATCTCGCTTGAGATCTCTCCCATCTGTCTTTGAACTTCTTTGAAAAGAACAGTAGTAGTGCCGTTCTTATTGAAAATGTAGTAGTTGTTCATTAGTAAGGGTTGCTCCAGTTGTTGTACTGATTGTCCGTAATCTGTCCTTCTTTACACAGATAGTCTGTGAAGTTGTGGAAGTTCTCACGGTTCATGATTGAGTCAGTCTTAGAGATAGTGTGAGACTCTCTAAACATGGCTAGTGCTTGCTTTTTAGTTAGTTTCATTTGATTGTGAAGATGTAGGTGTTGCCATTGTTGGTTGAGGCTCCATGCTCAATAGTCCAGTCAAGACCACGGTCTTTTAATAGCTGCTTGGCTGCTTCTATTGGCCCTCTTTTGTGGCTTACTGTCGCAGTCCAAGCCCTATCGTTAGAGTTCTTAATCTTGGCCCTCCAACGGTCACCCTTGGTATCTGTTGGCCCTAAGAAGTCAACAACGATTGCTGACTTCACATTGACTGAGTGACCATCCCAAGTAAGAGGCTTGTCGTAGTAGCTGTTCATACTACCTCCGCCAATATTTTCTGAAGTTCGATGTCTTCAGATGTGACATGCTCGACCATGATTCCGAGATCTCTTAGAGCTTGTATATCAGCTCTTGAGATTGTCTTCTTGCCAGTTAGCTGGCTAATGGCTGAAGAGTGAGAACTAACTACATAGATAGCTTCATTGCCGTAGTTACTCCTTACCTCAATTTGTACTCTCATTAAGTTCGTGGTGGGTGAACAATTAGAAACCTAATCGAAAGTAATTAGAATGTAAATGGTTTTGTATTAGAATTGTAATATAAGTTCATATTGTTCTTCCTTGCGGTAACGAAGACAATCAAATGATGTGGGATCTTGCTCCAGCTCCGACGATATCCAAAAAACCTAGTGATAATCTTGCATAACTGTCATTAGAACAGTTACGCAGCCTAGTGATACCAATGGATTACCCCCAGTCCAGACCGGATTGGACACAGATTGGACACACCACCCCCCCCTAAACAGTCGTTCTAGTACAAAGGTACTGGGGGGTGATTCGATTCTTCGCTTATAAGCGTTAACCCCTCACATTTTTCCGATAAAAAAGTGCTCCGTGAAGCTCTAACAGATACCTAATAGAGGGGGATAAGGAGTAACTTCTATTCATATATGGACACTTAGTGGTAGCAAGGGATCTGGGGAGTAGAATTTAGGAGGTTAGCTTGGTCTGCCAGTGAGCTAACAAGGGGGTCTTCCTGTGGTGGGTGAGACCCCCGCCAAAACTTGTGTATGATTAGGAAAGTTATTGAAAAGTTATGGCTAGAAAGAGTACGACAGAGGTATTGGGAGACTTACATGCAGGGTTAGCTGAGTGGTTTATGGATAAGTTAGTGTCTGGAGAGATGACTGTTGCAGATGTGAATGTAGCTAGACAGTTTTTGAAGGATAATCAGATCAGTGCACAGCCAGTAGAGGGTACAGCATTTGGAGATCTAGCGAAACAGTTGCCTGATATAGAGAATGTCGTAGCATTTAAGAAGAAGCGAGCTTAGTTATGCCAAAAGGAAAAGGAACTTATGGAACTAAGGTAGGAAGACCACCAAAGAAGAAGTAAATGGTAAAAGAAAGATGGCAGCCGTTACCTGATCAGTTCAAAAAGGACTTCAGGTATTTTTTAGTTGTCGTCTGGAAACATCTTCAACTTCCTAATCCAACACCTGTTCAGTTAGATATAGCTGAGTACATGCAGGATGGGCCTAAGAGAAGGATTATTGAAGCTTTTCGTGGAGTAGGAAAGAGTTGGATGGCAGCAGCCTATGTGTTGTGGCTGCTAAGGAATGATCCACAGAAAAAGATCATGGTTGTATCTGCAAGCAAGATGCGAGCAGATGACTTTGCACAGTTCTGTCTCAGGTTGATTAGAGAGATGGATATATTGAAGTGCTTAGAACCAGATAGGGATGAGCAAAGAAGTGCGAGTAATAGATTTGATGTAAGACCAGCGACACCAGATCAATCTCCATCAGTAAAATCTGTCGGTATCTTTGGACAGCTTACTGGTAGTAGAGCAGATTTAATACTTGCAGATGACTGCGAGGTTCCTAATACAGCGTGGACTGTAGGAATGAGAGAGAA